TGATAAGTCCCTTAACTGCTGTCTTTCTTCTAGCCATTCCATTTAAAGAAACCAACAATAGCTGCAATCAATCCTGCTAAAATTATTAATAGATTTACAGCTCCCTTTCCCTTGTTCATATCTTGCCTTAATTCTTTTACGTCTTTACGCATTTCATCTATTGCTTTGAATAATGTTTTCATTCTCTCAGCACAGATAGCTTCATGCTTAGATATTCTATGACCTAGTGATGTTTGTACCAATTCATCTGCTTTCTTTTTTCTAGGCATTTTGAGATACTTCCTTACATTCAAACTTAACAACTATTTTATTTTTTTTAATATAATCACTATCCCATTCTTCTATTTGTTTTAAATTTCTGTAAGTTTTTTGTGCGATTGCATAACCTGCATCCACACAATCATAGTGTGAAGTAAACTGATAGCCTGCCACCGAGTTTGAAGGACACTGACCTGTATTCATACTGCACATATATAATATTAAAATGTATTTCATTTACCCAATAATTATTAGATTTTCTATCTCACTTACATGATTTCAATTATATTAAAAATGTGTTAAACATACAATAAAAAACATGATTATAATAGATCCAATTAAAGACGAAGAAAACTATACTTATAGTACCACAGTAACTTATCCTAAAACCACTCAAATATCTCATGGTGTTTATGACAACAAAGTAGATATGATGAATATGACAACTATGATTAAAACAAATATTGTAGAAAGAAATACTACAAATGTAAAAGGAGGAAAGACTGATTGGAATTATTTTAATGACAAACCTGAGTTTCAAAGATTTTTAAATTACATAGTAAAAAAACATCAAAATATAAATCCTTTATTCAATAAAGAAAAATGGTATGCCAATAAACCTCAAATAGAAGCATGGGGAAATGAACTAGTAAAAGGTGAGTATGTACAATTACATCAGCATTTTGCTCATCATATTATTTTATATTTAACAGAAGGTAGTCCTTTAATTGTTCCAGAACTTAAAATAACTATCAAACCTCAAGTTGGTTCTTATTATATATTTGAACCATATATTTTACATGGAGTGCCAGAGATAACAGATGATATGAATAGATACAATTTAGTTGTAAATATAAAAGAGATACCAGATTGGGAAACTCATTCAAAAATTAATGAGGCAATAACAACCAAGAAGTCATAATATATTTTTCACCTTTCAATGGTGGATTGCCTCTATGTAAATAAGGAAAGGCAGCAGGAAAAATAACTATTCTACCTTTGACTGGTTTTGTTCTAATAGATTGATGAAGGAACTCTGTTTCTCCACCCTCCTCAACATCATTCAGATAAATAGTATATACCAAAGCTCTATATGCGTTATCCTTAACATGACCATGTTCTAAATGCCATAGATGATAACCTTGACCTGGTATAGTTTTTTGTATTTTAAGATTTGTATATTTAAAACCTTCTAATCCATAAGCACTAAGAATACCTGTTGAATCTTGATAGTGTCTCAAAGCTATATCAAAATTAACTAGCAAAGATTTAAAATCATCAAACCAAGCAGTAACATCTTCATTCAATGTAATTGCTTTATCATTTTTAACAATAGTGCTAGCATTTTCAGATTGCAGTCTGTCGTATGCTTTATTTAATGATTGTTGTTTTTTAAAAAATTCAATGGCAGTATCACATTCTGAATCTAAAATGTATCCATCATAGATACCTATATGATCTTTAAACTCTATGTTTTTCTTTTTTATTTCCACAAAAAAAATTTATTTTTTATAAAGAGGAATATTCAGTAGGTCTAGCACCCAACCTTGTAATTTTTTGAGCTTCAGTTTCACCATCTTCATTGTTGTTATCCCAATTAGATTGTAATTGAACTAGATGTGCAGCATCCCATTTATTAATAAAATCATCAAAGCTACCTACATCCGCATCTGCAAAAGTGCTATGAGGTGTAGTATCTCTGTATTCTACTTCATCAGAAGAAACAGAAGTTCCATATTGAATAGCCCAGATATTGGAAAATTTAGAATCATTCCAGAAAGAATCGTCATTGTCTATTGTATAAGCAGTTCCAAAACCTTCTTCATTTTTAAGATTTTGATTAATGATTAACTTATCATCAAATACTACTGTCCAGTTTGCGTTTGTTGCCATTTTTTTCTCCTAAGTTTTAATTATATAAATTAATGTTAAATATGGTTGTAATACTGAGTTAGCGTCACCTACAAAGTTAGCTGAAAGATTGTGTGAGTGACCTCCACTTCCACCTTTATTACCAGAAGCATCATTAGAGTTAGCACCACCATTCATACCACTAGCAATAGTGTTACCCCCACTAGTAATTGAAGTTACAGGTATGTTGTGGTTATGACTACCTGCTTGGTTGATTGATAAAGAAGCATTAGCTGTACTACCAGAAATATTACCTGATACACTAACTGTATTTGCTCCTCCTGTAGATGCTAGAGCTTTGTTATTTGATTTTCCAACTGCCACATTGTCTGCAAGATTAGGAACATTAAAGGTGCTTGATCCATCTCCTGTTCCATAAGTAGTTCCTACAATCGCAAATAAAGCTGCATAAGTAGTTCTTGATACTGCTGACCCATCACACTCTAAAAAGCCAGATGGAACTGAGGCAGAAGACCAAGGTACAATAGTTGCAGTAGGAATACCCTCAATACCTGTAAGGTCTGCACCACTAAAATTATATTTAACTGCTTCGTAATTTGACATAATTATTTATCCTTAATTAACCATCCTTGAGCTGCATTATAATACACTAAAGCAAATCCAGCTCTCTCTGTTGAAACTGTTAAGTCGGAAGCATCTCCTTGAATTTTATGAGAGTTTCTTCCAACTGTCAAATTGTTTGTATCAAATGTACCTGCTACATCTAAAAATCTAACTTCATCTCCAATAGCTGCAGATGCTGGAAGTGTTGCTGTTAAAGCTGCACTTGATGTATCAACGAAATATGATTTCTGAGCTTCTGCTGTAAACCCTGATGACTTACTTTCCCAAACTGATTTTGCATTACTTGTTCCAGTAATATTTATGTTACCTGTTCCAGTAATATTGTTACTGTTTAAATCTAAGTTTCCGCCTAATTGTGGAGAACTATCATCTACAACATTAGATATGCCGGGTGCAATAGCTGTCCAAGCTGTACCATTGTAAAATTTTAAATTATTATCTGTAGTATTAAATACTAAATCACCTTCATCTAAAGATGAAGATGGATCAGAACTTTCTACTCTATATCTTTCAGCAAAACTATTAACACCAGTTATGTTGGATGCTGTTGTATTTACATTTGCAATATTTGTAGCAACTGTAGAGATATTAGAGTTAGCACCTGCAACAGTAGTTATGTTTGAATTATTACCTGCTACTGTAGTTATATTTGAATCATTGTTTGCAACAGTAGTTACATTACCACTTATACCAGCAACAGTAGTTACATTGGCACTGATCCCGGCTACAGTAGTAACATTAGAAGCAACACCAGCAACAGAAGATACATCACTAGATATACCAGCAACAGTTCCAATATCTGTTCCATCGTTTGCAACTGTTGTAACATCAGAGCTAATTCCAGCCACAGTAGTTACATTGCTTGATATACCAGCAACTGTTGTAACATTACTTGATATTCCAGCAACAGTATTAATATTTGTTTGTTCTCCACTTGTTGGAGTGGTTCTATTCCATTGAGTATTTCCTAAATCATAAACTTTTAAAACATTATTTGTTGTATCAAAATATAATGCTCCATCCTTTAGTGCATCTCCATCGTTATCAAGTGTAGGATCACTAGATTTAGCTCCTAAATAAGTATCATCAAAAGAATCTAAAGCAGTCTCGGCAGCAGTTTGAGCTGTTTGTGCAGCAGTTTTGGCTGTGTCTGCAGCAGTAGCACTTGTTGCAGCGTTAGTGGCTGAAGTAGCTGCCTCACTAGCTTTCGTTGTAGCAGTAGATGCTGAAGTTGCAGCATTGGTAGCTGATGTTGCGGCTTCTGCTGCTTTTGTAGTTGCAGTCGTAGCAGAGGTTGCAGCAGATACAGCGTCTACCAATAATTGAAAATGATCTGTGTCTGTTAAACTATCTCCAACAACTGAATCTGCTACACAAATATA